CATATCAAGATCCATCTGCCAGTTGCCATTATCATCAATGCCGAGCTGCATCACAAGCATGGCATAGTTCTCGATATACTCCCTGTCGCGCTTCAAGTCTTTGTAATCTTCGAGGTCGAAGATTTCACGCAACACACCAGCGAATGGAGGCATTGCCCACCAAGGCACGTCTTTGTTGCACTTGACGGCAAACGAGTTGGGAGCGTCGAGTTCCTGCCACCTTACCTTGTAGTTGCCGGGCACGCCGGATTCGGCATCGCCATGATAGAGTCGGTACTTCTGTTGGAACTCATCCGTAAAGAGGGGAAGCAGCTCCTGGCGCGTATCGAAATAAGAGAAATCAAAGGACACGTTAAACACGTTGTCTTCAATGACAGAAATCTTACAGTAATCGGACGGCAGCTGCTGAAGAATCGTGCTGTCCTGAGACTCTCGCAGCGTACCGAAGAACACATCTTCGCGCAGCGCCACAATCAGGATTTGCTCGAACTGATTCTTGATGTCCATTGAGGACAGCAGATTCAGAACACGCCTGTAGTTTCTGCGCACCGTAGCCGGCTTGGCCAACGTCGTGTCTATCTTGTATGGCGCAACGACATAGGCAAGATCAGACAGGCCTGCGAAATACTGAATGAGCCGCCGAAAGTGAGAGCTTGCACCATACAAGTAATTAACCGCATCGCGAAGCTGGCGCTCAAATGCTTGCGGATTCTTCAGAAACTTTTTGATGTCGTCCTTCGTATACTTGAAGAACGGCTGATATATTCGCCGCCTGTCATTAAGATCGCGCATGATCATCCTGTTGATCGTTGCGAACCTGTCCGGCACACGAACAGAGTTGCTGAACACGGCGTCGGACGCATCTGGCTTGTTGTCAGCGTCAGTAGACGCAGCACCCACATCCAGATTCACATCGTTCTCTGGCAACATTTTCACCAGCTTTCTCTTCTTGCAGTTGGTGCACGGAAAATGAAGGCGTCTGAAACGCTATGTGCAGCAACGCTCTCTCGCCGTTTTGTGGTCATTTCCACCTGGGTGGCGACCCAGTAATTATAGGAGAGGCTTGAATAGCGGTCTTTCCGCATTCCGCTCTTCTCCGAGATTTTCACAAGACCAGACGACTCCTCATGCTGCAGGTTGATCAGCTCGTTGATGAGGAGTGTGGTGTTGATGTACGGCATTTGTATGGCGAGCTTGTCCTGAATGGACAGCGTGCCATACTCCTTGACGTCGCCAAACACAGAGTCAAGGTCGTCCTCTGTCACGAGCAGTCTAATGCGACCAGAACGGAATCCTTCGCGCAGCAGCAGTGCACATTCGGAGTTGAATTTCTGGTTGCCTGTGATTGCCCATATAACACGCCTTGCGTCGCGGTTGGTGCAACGTAAGGCGAGGTCTTCATTGTTACAGCATGACAGCGCCGGGTACACGTCGCCCGTCTCCGGGTCCGGCATGTCGTTTGCCAGCGCGTCGAACACCGACAGACCAACGTTCCTCGTGTCAAGCACAATATAATCGCAGTCGAACTCCTCGAACAGAACCCTGATTCGCAGAGCCTCCTGCTCGGTTCGCCAGCCCTCGTTGGCCTCTGTGTACACAATGTTGTTCGTGTAACGGCCTGCCTTCGTTGGCATCATCTGGTTGATGAATATTGCGGAGGCGTCGTTCTTCGTTTTACGCGACGCCATAAGAGCAATGTCGGCAGACAAAAGACGCTTCTCGCCCGGCAGCTTCGGTGGAATCTTCAATTTCGTAGCTTTCGGTAACCTTGATGAAAGCTCGCTCGGCAGCATAGCGTACTCTATATGTCGGTTCTTTACTATGGCGTCATAACTAAAGAAGGAGCCCTCTTCGTCGCCCCAGAACAAGGCGCACATCTCCATGTTGTGCTTAATAGGATTGAAGTCGGACGCACTGACCTGCTCGAGCACATCCTCTTCCATCAGTAGCCCCTCTTCAACCGCGAGCTGATAAGGAAGGCCACAGACGAAGCTTGAGCGCTCCGGATCGAGCATAAACCGGCAACTGTCCTTGCAGCGCGTGAAGCTCCAGTGATCCTGGTAATAGGCAGAGGAGGCGTAAATTGTCTTATTGCGCTCTTGAAACTCTTTCTTCCGGTCTTTATATTCCGGCAGGTCGAGAAACCTTGGATAACGAGGTGACGCGAGGAATTTGCGCAGGATGGTGTCGATGGTATCCTTCTTCACCATGCGAAACTCGTCAATCATCAGAATGTGAGCCCGGTTGCCACGCGCACCGTCGCTTGCAGTAACAATCTTAATCGTCGACCCGTTCTTGAACGCAAGCAGGCAGTTGTTACCGTTAAGCCTTGTATTCTTCTCGTCAATCTCATTGGCAAGCTCAGGTGAGTTCGGCTTTAGCTCTGTCAGAATCTTCTCGATGACAACGTATGCCTGCCCTCGGGTACCGGACGCGATACATACCTTCGTACCTGGGTACAAAATGCAATGAGCGCACAAAAAAAGCGCCGACAAGAAAGTCTTGCCGATGCCGCGACACGCGATAAATACGAAGGTGGAGCAACGCTCCATCATGACGAGCAAGATCATCTGGAAGAGGCGAAGCTCGACATGAAAGTAGTCCATCACGAACCTGTGGATATTGGCCCGATAATACGAGGCCCAAATAGCAACGCCAGCCAACACACGCTCCTGATGAGCGTTTAGCTTGTCACCAACAACATGCCTCACGTTTTATCACCAGCGTCACTAAAGATGTCGTAGAGGAAATCTTCATCGTCCTCCTCTTCGACCTCTGGCCTCTCGATGCGCAGCCTGGCCATCTCTTCCTCGTAAAGGCGAGAGTACGTGTTCTTGATATGCAGCATCTTACAAAGGTGCCCCAAGAACCATATACTTATATAACGACCAATGCCATCAACATCCGCAAACTCTGGCAAAGGCTTCGGGATTGGTCGTGTGTTCTCACAGAGCTTGATGCCAACGCCAAACGGCTGCGTGTCGAACGGCGTACTGCCTTCGTCAGACTGTTGCTGAACGGGCTTGGCTCGGACGGAGCCAATCAGGTTGTTAAGCTGATTGACGCTACTTTCGATAGGCTTGCCGCTTGCCGCGTTCTTTGCGATGATATTTTCGAGAAGACAGATCTGCTTGTACAGCGTTTCTGCGCCCACACCAACGCTCTCGCCCGGAGGCAGCTCGCCCATCCACTGCTGATAGCGCAGGTCGAGCTGACGGTATTCGTCATCGGAAAAACCTTGCCCCCAGAAGGCGACCAGCCGAGCGAGCTCTTCTTTGCTCAGACCTTCCGGCACTACCTCTTCCGGTTCGGGCTCCTCTGCGTGAGCAGGGATTTGCCGCTGCGCCTCGGCCAGCTCAGCCTTCGTTCTTGCGAGCTCATCTTTGAGTTCTTGCAGCGCCTGGTCGTCCTCGTCTACTGTCTCGTCAAACGTGCGCCCCTGATACCGGTACAGGTTCATCTTCGAGGCGTAAGTCCTGAACACAGTGCCATCAGGGTCGTTCTTGACTGTGTCCTCAAAGACCTTTGGTGACCAATAAAAGTCGAATTTCATACAGAGGCGCTTCGCGGCAGCCTCAGGCGTGCCAAGACGCCTGGTATAGTACCCAAACAGTTCGTCGATGCAGATAGCGCAGACGTGCATGTATCGGTCGTTCTTGGCGTAAAGGGGACTGTTATTTAGAAGGAAGCTACGCTTTTGTGTGGGATATTCGCGGCCACAGCGAGAGCAGACGTAAGGCTTTGCGGCCTTCTCTGCTCTCTGCCGTGGCGACTTAATCTTGCTTGTTCTCGGCAATTAAGATCACCGGTCCGTGATCACATAACCGTTCTTCACGGCGTCGCGCATGAGCTTGCTGGGCACAAAGCGCGGCACACGGTGCGCAGGTACGGTGACCATTTCATGAGTGATTACGTTACGCATTCTGCGTTCGGAGACCTCAATAGGCCGGAACGTACCGAAGCCAACAAACTGGACTTCCTCGCCACCAGCCATAGCTTCCATAATGATTTCGGTAAAATCCTTCACGATTTCGGCAGCGTCTTTCTTAGTGTAGCCGCGCTCGTAAAGTTTATTCACCACATCAGGCTTGTTCATTATTTGGTTTATCCTTTCTTTCAGTCGCCACCACGGGCGAAAAGTATTTGGCAAGTTCGTCGTCAATCGGGGTGTCGTTGTAGATCTTAAACATTTCCACAGAGTCCCAACCAACGATGTTCGTGATTACCGTCTCCGGAATGTTCTTCTGCGCGAG